GTTCCCTTCTAAGACTTGGTTGCATCTAGCATCAAGAAGGGGGGTTACGGCCTCCCTTTTTTTATGTATATCAAGAAAGAAAGGAGAAAGTTAATGCACGATCTAGTTCAAATTGCCGTCGACCAAGACGGTTTGATTGTTTACAACAACGACGACGAAGAGATGTCTTCCTACGTTTTTGTCAAAAGCCAGAACAGGTTCTACCACCCCACCACTGGGGTCTACCTTTCAATCACTGCATTCGATTTGGAATTTGCTGGGCGTGTGCCGAGACGTGCTGGAAGGGCGTCTGTTTATGCTAAGAGTGAGTTGCACATTCCAAGCGTGGAAGATGTCATCTATTACCCAAGGGTAGCAGCAGGTGACGTATTCATTCTTGATCATGTTCCTTACGTTAACGGATTGGCGCCAACCAGTATACCAGACACGGACAGTAATTGGATGGTCGGTGATGCGTGGACAACATGTCTGAAGCATCTGCACAACATGTTCGAACCAGCGGACGCTGATGCTTTGTTAAAGTGGATGGCTCACAACGTACAAAAGCCAGGACACAAGATCCTTTGGGCACCCATCATTATTGGTGTTCAGGGTGATGGCAAAACATCCATCGTGAAGATGCTGTCCTATGCAATGGGTCGACGTAACGTGAAGCATGTGTCGCCAGAGGCTTTGGATTCTGCATTCAATGGCTACGCAGCAGGTGCTGCCGTTGTTGCATTGGAAGAGGTTCGCGTGATTGGTAAGAGTCGTCACCCGATTATGGAAAAGCTGAAGCCTTTGCTTACCAATGACGTGATCGAGGTTGTGTCGAAGGGTCAGGACGGTAAGCAGGTTCCCAACACCACCAACTACATTGCATTGAGTAACCACGAAGACGCACTGGTTCTTGACCAGAACGACAGGAGATGGGGTGTAATGAAGACAAGGTTCCGTGACAGGGAGGATATGCTCGAAAAGTTTGACGACGAATACTGGCAGACCCTACACAGGACCATAGAAGAAAACCCAGAACAAATCAGGGGTTGGCTTCTTGCCGAAGATATTTCGAAGTTCAATCCACACGTTGCCCCTAAGATGACAGATGCTAAAGCTTCTATGATTAAATCATCTCGTAGTGGTGCTTGCCTTGAAATCGAGGGAGTCATCAACACACAGAAAGGTGTGACCAGCAGTGCTATCATATCACCTGCCTTGTCTGATGCCTTGAAGAAGAACGGTTACAACATGCCAAGGGGTAAGGCACTTACAAAGTGTCTGGAAGAACTTGGATATGTCAGTTACCATAAGACCGTAAGGTTCGAAGATTGGGTTGGTCGCGTGTTCTATAGAAAGGATTTGTCGGAAGACGAACCAACGCTGATGGAAATCAAAGCAGCCCTTGAGACTATAGACATCGAGTATGCAGAGGAGATTAAAGATGACGACATCTTCTAAGGAACTTGAACAAAAGAAGTGGATCGAAGATAAGATCAAATTCTACAAAACTGTTTACAAGAGTGACGACAAGAATGCCAAGCTTCTCGCATACGGTGATGCCATCGAAGCTCTGACTGCTGCAAGACACAAGAGAAACGAGTTCAAGCACAAGATATGTGATCACTGCGGAGAGAAGACCGAGGAGAAAATAAAAATTGGTAAGGGTTGGGCGTACATTTGCATTGACTGCCGCATCGAATGGTGGCAAGAAATGCTTAAAAAATGGGCAGAAATTCACACTGGGTCAAGGGAATTGCCTAAAGATTAGGCAGAATTTGTAACCCATTTCGAACTGTTACAAAATTTTACAGTTAACTGTTACAAAATAAGTCTTTGATATTTATATATAAAACCTTGTTTTGTAAAATTGTAACAGTTAAATAAGAAAAAGCTGTGATATAAAATATTTTTGGGGTGAAAAATAAAATTTTACAGTTACAAATTACACAGTGACTACCACCCCCTGTCTTTGTTATAATCGCGAAAAGGAGAAGACAATGAAATTACTGATACTGAAATCATTGGAAAACCTGTGGCACGTGGTCGATGAGATTGAGCACACCGCAGACATGAGTGGGGAAGACCATATCATCAAACAGTTGAAGGGTATTGCCTTTAGATACGACAAGGCGTTTAGTGACCTATTCGACGCGCTTGATGAGGAACTCCCCGATGAAGAAACTTGAAACTCTTATAGAAGATATGTCCGAAGTCCTGAAGGGTGGGGGTGGATGGAGTGAATCCATTTCCCACATCTTCTCGCTGGACATATTCAACACATCACTGGCAAGGTTCAAGACAAGGCAGACACCAAGGAAGCATCTGTCAATGTCCTCACTTGGACAACCTTGCAAACGTAAGATCTGGTATAAAATTAACAAGGGTGAGGTTGGTGAAGAACCAAAGCCTTCCGATCTTCTCAAGTTCTTTTACGGTGACATGATCGAGTCGTTTGTCCTGCACCTTGCAATGGCGGCAGGTCATGACGTTGACGGTATGCAGTCTCGTATGGAGATCAACGGGATCAGGGGACACAGGGATGCAGTAATTAACGGAGTCACCGTCGACGTTAAGACTGCCAGTCCTTACTCTTTCAACAAATTCAAGGAAGGAAACCTTCGAGACGAAGACCCTTTCGGTTACATCAGCCAGCTCTCGTCTTATGTTTATGCTGCCAGGGATGATGATGTCGTCACCGACAAGAAGCGTGGCGCATTCCTTGTCATCAACAAGGTCAGCGGAGAAATGGTTCTCGACGTGTATGACTTGACCGAAGAGCTTGCCAAAAAAGAAGAAGAGATTGATTTGGTGAAAGGAGTTGTTGCTGGGCCTCGTCCCAGTAAAAGGCTAGACCCTGTCCCCGTAAGTAAGACAAGCGAAAACAAAAAGCTTTGTATGCACTGCACTTTCTGCGAGTATAAGAAAGACTGCTGGCCAGAGCTTAGGGTGTTTGAGTACAGCAACGGACCTATGTATCTTGTCGAGGTGAATACCGAACCAAGCGTCACGGAGATATAAATGCTTACATCTTCAGCCAAAGCGAAGGGCAGGAGACTTCAGCAATGGGTCAGAGATCTTATCCTTGACCTTTTTCCTACACTTGAGGAAGATGACGTTAAGTCCACAAGCATGGGCGCTGGTGGTGAAGACATCCAACTAAGCCCTGCTGCCAGGAAGCTCATGCCCATTACTGTTGAGTGTAAGAACAAGAAATCCTTTGCCGTTTATAAGGACTATGACCAAGCCACTAACCACAGTTCCAAATCTTATGTCGAGCCAGTCCTTGTTATCAAAGGTGACAGGAAAAAACCGTTAGCCGTGGTAGACGCCACACATTATTTCAAATTATTAAGAGAGGTCGCAGATGATTAAAATAAAGATACACAAGGTTATCGAGGGGCCTATGGAGTGTCCAGAATTTGAAGGACGCTGGATCAACCTTTGCCTGTGCGAGATAGAAGGCGAGACAGATCTTGTCGTTGACGAGGTTTACTTTGAAGACTTCGAAGACGCTAGAGCTATGTATGACCAGCTCCAAACAACCATCGACCCCATTGTCATTAGTATGCCCACCGAAGAAGACTTCTTAAAAATAACGGAGAGCTGATGTTGGATATGGAAGATAAACTTGAAGCCTTACTTCAGAACTACGGGATGGATACTCTCATAGAGCAGAGTGAAATTAATCCTTTGGTTATTGTAAGGTTTCTCGTCGAGGAGGGATGGATAGACCTCGAAGAATATTTTAATTTAGATGCAGAAGAAGAATATTGGAAGGAACTAGAAGAGTGAACAATTATCTACCAACAGATTACCAGAACTACATTGCCACCTCACGCTACGCACGGTGGATTGACAGCGAGAACAGACGCGAGACTTGGGCCGAAACAGTGAACAGGTACGTGTCCTATATGAAGTCCAAAACTGGAGCCGATATCCCTTGGGACGAAATCGAAACTGCTATCCTTGATCTGGACATCATGCCATCTATGAGAGCTATGATGACTGCTGGCCCTGCATTGGAGCGCGACAACACAGCAGGTTACAACTGCTCCTACCTGCCAGTCGACGACCAGAAGGCGTTCGACGAGGCTATGTACATTCTTTTGTGTGGAACGGGCGTTGGATTTTCGGTAGAAGAGAAGAGCATACAAAAGCTACCAGAGGTTCCAGAGCGTATGGAAGCCACGGAAACCACCATCCTTGTCAAGGACAGCAAGGAAGGCTGGGCAAAGGGACTACGTCAATTGCTTGCCCTGCTATGGTCTGGGGAAATACCCAAGTGGGATCTATCCAAGATCAGGCCTGCAGGCGCACGATTAAAAACATTCGGCGGCAGAGCATCTGGCCCTGCTCCGTTGAATGACCTGTTCACTTTCTGTGTTAACGTGTTTAAGAATGCACAAGGTCGTAAGCTCACCTCCCTGGAGTGTCACGACATCATGTGCAAGGTCGGAGAGGTTGTAGTATCTGGTGGTGTACGTCGCTCCGCTATGATCTCCCTCTCCGATCTATCTGACGACCGTATGAGACATGCCAAGTCTGGTCAGTGGTGGGAAGGTAACGCGCAACGTGCACTTGCCAACAACTCGGCTACGTATAATTCCAAACCAGATATGGAAACCTTTATGCGTGAATGGCTGTCACTGGTAGAGTCAAAGTCTGGTGAGCGTGGCATCTTCAGTCGTGCTGCTTCGAAGCGTCAAGCAAAGAAGAACGGGCGTCGTGACCACAACTTCGAGTTCGGCACCAACCCATGCTCAGAGATTATCCTGCGACCATACCAGTTCTGCAACCTCACAGAGGTGGTTGTAAGGGCCACTGATACGACGAAGATACTCCTCAGGAAGGTAGAGCTAGCCACGATCTTGGGCACTATACAGTCGACTCTCACGCACTTCCCTTACCTTCGTAAGATTTGGAACAGAAACACGGAAGAAGAGAGATTGTTGGGTGTGTCACTGACAGGCATTATGGACAACCGCTTAACCAACTGCCACCACAACACGTTAGGCGACCTGCTCACAACAATGAGAGCAACTGCTGTCGAGACGAACAAGAAATATGCAGAGATGTTGGGCATTCCCCAGTCTGCTGCGGTTACATGTGTCAAGCCTTCAGGTACCGTGTCACAGTTAGTCGACTCTGCCAGCGGTATTCATACACGCCACAGCGAATATTACATTCGCACCGTGCGTGGTGACAAGAAAGATCCGTTAACCCAGTTCATGATCGACGCTGGTATCCCTGCGGAGGATGACTTCTACAACCCTGACAACACAATGGTGTTTAGCTTTCCTGTTAAGTCGCCTGAAGGTTGCGTGACACGCGAGGATCGCACTGCCATTGAACAACTTGACCTTTGGTTGGCTTACCAGCGTGACTGGTGTGAGCACAAACCATCAGTAACCATCACGGTGCGTGACGAAGAGTGGCTGGAAGTTGGCAGCTGGGTGTATAAGAACTTCGACGAGTTATCGGGGGTGTCATTCCTGCCACACTCAGACCACAGTTACAAGCAAGCGCCCTATCAAGAGGTCGGTAAGGATGAATACGACTCGTTGATGGAACAGATGCCAGAGTCTATCGACTGGACAAAGCTTGCTGATTATGAGTCAGAGGACAACACCAAGTCCAGCCAGACACTAGCCTGCACAGGGGATGTGTGTGAAATCGTTGATGTGTAAGACGTGTAAAAAGTGCGGGGCTGAGAAGCCCCACGCTGAGTTTAGTAAGCATAAGAAAGCAAAGGATGGCCTACAATCTAGATGCAAGGTTTGTACCAGAGAATGTCATAAGAAATGGCGCGAAAAAAACAGGGAGTATGATATCGAACGCCAAAAGAAATGGCGCGAAGAGAATAAGGAGCACAGGCGCGAATACGCTAAGAAATGGAACGAAGAAAATCCCGAATACAATAAGAAACGGTACGAAGAAAACAAAGACTATTATCACAAATACAATAAGAGATACCGTGAAGAGAACAAGGAGCAGGAAAGCAAACGCATTAAGAAATGGCGTGAGGACAACCCACACCTTTGTAGAGAATATACCCAAAGACGCAGGGCATGGAAGAAGGCAGCGTTACCACATCTAAGTGAGAATGAAAATCTTGCGCTAAAGATACTATCAGAGGAAGCTTCAATGTTAGGGGAAGGTTGGCACTTAGACCATATTGTTCCAATTTCTAAGGGTGGCTTACATCACCCTGACAACTTGCAGATTGTGAGGGCATCTTATAACCTGAGCAAGAAGGACAAACTTTGGCAGACAAGGAAGTATGTATGAATCATTCATTCAAAGAAGGCGACAACGCAGAAGAACAATTCATCCAACTGCGTGGTGACAATTTCATACGCAAAGCCGACAGAGAGGAAAACATCCACGAGCATTGGGATGTACTGGACAAGGAACTAGGGCGTGTTGATGTGAAGGCAGCGAAGCGCAAGTTCAGGAACGGGCCAGTAGACTTTACTATCTGGTGGGAATTGCGTACGGTTAAACGTCCGCCTGAGAATAAACCAGCCAAGGGTTGGGGTGTGCCGAACGGTATCAACAGGTTCATAGCAGTGAGAAGCGAAGACAAGTTCATCCTGATTGATCCCAGCAACATCTACGAGGATCTACAGAAGAGATGTGTGGAATATTACAGGGGCGAGTTTGGGCTGCACACACGCCCTGGTCGTGGGGACTTGATGACCATACTGCCGTTAGAGTATGTTATAGAGAACGCAACAATGGAGTTAGAGATATGATTAACGGCGAAGATGAATATTGGAACCTTGCACACGCACTAAGCAGTTGTGCTCACGAAGAACTTGTGAACCAGCCCAGCCACTATACATCTGGTGGCATTGAATGCATCGACTACCTGAAAGACAACCTACCAACCGAGGTGTTTCACGGTTATCTTGAAGGGAACGTAAAGAAATATCTGCACCGATGGCGTTACAAACAAAAGCCTGTGCAGGATCTGAAGAAGGCACAGTGGTACTTAAACAAACTAATCAGTGAGTTGGACGGTAAACCATCCTGATGTAATGATGCAAGTTGGAATAAGAAAGGGGAGCCGAAGCTCCCCTTATTTTTTTCTTTGTCCGCTTCTTTGGCCACTTCTTTGGTCGCTTGGTAGTCAAAGAAGCTCACCTTTTTTATTTCTTTGACCGTTTTGTTGGCCGCTTCTCTGGCATTGGATAGCCTTTGTATCCATCCATAAGAGAAGGTCTGGGACGTGGCATAGGTGTCATGTCATCACCTGGTGGTGTCTTACCCCTATTCATTTCCATTGACCGTCTTGCCTGATCACGATTAATCTCGACAGGGGACATAGAATTCTTGCCCTCCTTGGTCTTTTCCATTTGACGAGCGATCTTCATCACTTCATTCCTTTTGGCTTCTTCTTAGCCATTGGTTTTTTCTTATCCATTGGCTTCTTGGCCATTGGCTTCTTGTATGGTTGTCCTTTAGCTGGCATTTTTCTTTCTCCTTTTGCCTGATGCTGTTACGGGCCACTTCTTTCTACTTGGCCCAGTCTTCTTCTTTGCCATAGATCTTTTCTCTGACGCGCTCATCTTTGCAGCTACCGACGCTGGTCTACAGGCAGGGTAGCCACGCTTATCGGAAGACCCAGAACGACCACAAGGCTTACCAGTCTTGATGTCGACCCACTTCTCTCCGAACCATTTACCCAATCCACCCTTAGCCACGCTTCTTCACCCTGTTATCTTTGCCTGACCAAGTGCCGCCTTTGGATTTGTACCACTTAGAAGCCCAGGCATTAGCATATGCGGATGGGTATACCTTAAACTTTTTCTTTGCTTCCGACTTTGCCCTTGACCAGAGCGACGGGTTATTTGGTTTTGCGGCCATTTCTCTTTTTCCTTTCGGCACCCTTAACCTTGCCAGCAGCAACAGACGCATAGAATACCTTCTTGCCCTTCTTCTTTCCGTAGGTTTCCTTCATGGAGCCAAGGACTTTAGTTCCCTTCGTAGTTAACGGCATCTTCAATCTCCTTTGGTGAAAGCTTCTTCTTATTATTTTTCGACTTTCGCCTTTTAGTCTCAACAACACGCTCCCTGTACTTAGGTGTCCTAAGATCTTTTGCTACTGGATTTTTTCCCACTAGACTCTTTCGCCGTCTACCTTAACAAAAACGCAATGCCCTAAACCACCAAGCTTTTTCTTCTCCGCATCCTTGCTGACTTTAGCAATGGCCTCTCTGCAATACTCCTCAGTGACGTATCCTTCGGACGTTGCAGTAAGATAGCATGAAGAAAAATTTAAAGAAGAGCATAGTAAAATAACTGCAACCCACATAATGGCCTCCTTACCATTTGACCTTATCTGCCCAGTATGCAGCAGACATCACCCCCTTGGCAATGTTTTTCCTATGCCTAGCCTTGAATGACTTTCTCTTCTGTTTCATACGCTCAGACTCACCAGCCTTTGGTTTGCCAGCAGTCTTTGCTCCTTGCTCACCAAAGCGAATAATCTTCTCTTTACCACTCTTGCAAGCCTTAACCACGTGGGATTTCTTTGGGTGCTTAGGTGTGCGCTTTGGCTTGTTACAAGCCATCTTTGATTTATCTACCACAAGCCCTCCTAAACTTTTCAACAAACACATCAAGGTTGTTTAGAGTATTGTCGCTAAGAGAGATCAGCTCCGACTCGGTAAATGTCGGAAGGTTAATTGAACAGATCGCTTTTTCTGATGACACCGTTGCCGCGCAACCTGTCAATAGCAGCGCTGCGGTCATTACTGGTAGTAACCTCATCAATCTTTTCCTTTGTCTCGACGTAGTCTTTTAGGTCTTGAACCTCGTCTTCCTTGCGTTGTTTCATCTTACCGTATTGGATAAGGCCAAACACCGTGACCAGAAAACCTACTAGCCACGCAGTATAACGACCTAACTTTGAATTTACGATAAAGCCGATCATCTATTTTGCCTTGCCTGCCTCAACGCCCTACGAGCCTCTTCAAGACTTACCAGAGCCTTGTTGCCTTTCCCATGACGGCTTAATCCAGTATTTGGATCTGGCATAGAAGCAAACTCTTTAGCCAAGTCTAGCAGTGCCTCATCCTCGTCATCAGATTTTCCTAACAAGTAATCGGAAAGGCTTTTGCGTTTCCATCCTCCGATAAGCAATTCAGCACCCATCAAGTCCTGAACCTCTGGAGTAAACTTTTGGTTTACATCAATGTTCATATTATCAACCAGTTCTTTCATGGTGACTGGTATGATTTGATACTTACCGACCGCAAAAAGCCTGTTAGGATTTCTAGGAGATTTTATACTTTGTAAATCCATGATCTCCTTGATAGTAAGTTCTGTCAGGGGTTTACCGCCCCTTGTGGTATTTATAGTGCTTCCGACAATCTCATCGTCACCAGACTCTCCTTTTACAGTCCCCCTATTTGAGGCATTGTAAGATCCTGCACTCTCCACGCTAGCAACAAACTCTAACAAATCAGCCCCGATCTGCCCACCAGTCGGTCGGGCTCCCTGACCTGCAGACGGACTTTGTCCGTCGCCTTGCCGCATTTCAGGTTGTTGCGAGGTACCCTTAAAAGCTTCTAAAATCGCACCAGTACCTGCACCAGTCTTAGTAAGGTCAGTCTCCTTCATACCCATGATACGAACAGCGTTACTGTCGCCCACTACCTGAGCCCCAGAATATTTCTGATTAATCCTCTCAGCCTCACTCATGGTTAGATGGAGAGGGTCGTTGGGGTCGTATTGAGCCATCTCAATTGTTGCACCTTCCTCATTGGCAACAGCAATGATAGCGTCCGCAACTGCCCTGAACTGTTCAGAGTTCACGTTAGGCGGGACAATAACAGGGTTGCCACCACGAGCCTTAACTTCTCTGATAAGCTCTCTTGTGTTATTGGCAGCCTGCTCTGGATTGCTGAAATCATTAGTTCCCAAAGCAAGGACAACATCACCCACGCTAGGTTGTTCGACTTCAGCAACACCAGCCTCACCAGATCTAGTAGTATCACTTCCCCGCAAGCCACCCCTGATGGCGGGTTCGTCAAGCTCTACAGGAGTATCTGATGTCTGCTCTGGCAATTCTTCAGTGAATGACTCTTGGATCAGGCCGCCAATCTCATCACCTTCACGGGCCTCCTGTAATCCAACGCTAGCGTTTTCCAAAACCCTGATAGCCTTGCGACGGTCAATAGCTTCGTCGAGGTCGTAGAATCCGCCAGCATAGAGAATATCTTGTTCGCCCCCCATTCTCATAAACGAGGATCTGGCAGCCATAACCGAGCGCATACGCCTGAACCCATCATCCGCTGCCTTTTCCAAGCTCCCGTCATAGCGCCTGTCAAGTGCGTCTAGGAACGCTTGCTTAACAGAACCATCTACACCCTCAATGCCTTCTAGGTCTACAATATATTTGCTTCCATCCCACTTGGCGCCTTTGATGGATCTCTCAATAGATGCAAGGTTCTTGCTTTGACGTAAAGACTCTGCCGCCAAACCAGTGAGAAGTGTTGATCTGATTATCACGCCACCCTCTGGAT